CCACCTACCATTTTGTATTTGTCTTGGTATTCCTCTGATAATATGCGTTTGATTTCCTCGCGTATTAGTTGTTTTATGTTTGATTTCATACAATGTATTATATGTGTATAAATATATTAAATGGATGTGGGGTGGGCAAGGGAAAATAAAAAACCCCACATTTGAGGTGTGGGGTAATTGGGTAATATATAAGTATATTTTAGTAATTGAGGACGCAATAATCTGGTCTGATTGTCATTTTGATATTAACTGCAGTACCATCGTCATCGTAACTAAAATCACCGAAATTAACGTTGGTAGGAAAACACCCATATAGTACCCACTCCGATGCTACGTCTCCCACGGGACCAAGTATTTGTAGTGTCAAGTTCTTTTTGTAGAAATCTGAGTAACCATTTCTACCGGTTACTGATTCGTGACCTAAACGGATCCATTCCATTACCGATTGTGCTCCGGATGGTGAAATAGCGCTGAATAGGGTTAAGTCAATTGTATTCCACTTAGTTTTACCTTTAACGAAACGTTGAACGTTAATGTGGTTTAATTCTACAGCTGTTTGGTCAAGCGATATAGCGGATACTCCTTTTACTAGGTATGCAGGTATTCCATCTACTTTCAATACAAATCGATTGGATTGTACTGGTTCGAATGGGGTTCCAAGTATCTGTGTTGAGTCAATTATAGGCATCTTTGTCTAATTTTATTTAATTATAAATATATGTGGATTTAACTTTTAACTTAAGGGTGTTGAAATAATTAATTATTGACCGAAACTTGCCCCAGTTGGAAGTAAAACGAAATCCAATGAAATAAATTCTGCTGTTCTAGTTGGTTGAATGTAAATTTGACCTACTAATTGGTTTCTGTCTATTACATCAGGTCCGTTGTTGCTTTCGTCCATTACGATTTTATATGCATACAAACCTTGACGTTGCTGAATGCTTTTCAAATATGGATCTACTTTGTTTGTAAATGAAAAACGTGTTTGTGATGTGTTTTGTTCAAATACAATGTTGTCTGCTAATTGGCCAATGTATCCTTTCAACTCGATTAATAAACGTCTTACGTTTACTCTGTCTAGTGCAGAATTACCTTTTTGCAATGTTTTCTGACCGAATACAACTACACCTTGTTTTGGGAATGTGTTGATTGGGTTGATGTTGTTTGTATATAAATCGTCTTTTTGACCCTGTGTCAATTTGTATTGAGCGCGTAGTACAGTTGATAAACCACCTCTGTTTATACCTGCTGGCGCGAACCATGGAGCTGAAATATTGTCGTTGTTTGCATATACACCTGGTATCAATGTTGATGCTGGTACCCAAACGTATTTTCCTGTAGCTGGGTCCACAATGTTTAGCCATGGCCAATATGCCGCAACGTATGAATTGTCAATTGCTTGTGCTTGTGTAATTGCGTCACCTACTGTTCCGTTGTAGTCTGTTAAGTCAGCGATGAATAAACTGTCGCCTCTCTCTTGTGTGTTGCTGATGATTGTGTTGATTTTAGCAGTGTGTAAATTGCTAGTTAATCCAGGGGCAACAAGTAAGTTGAAACGGAATTCGTCTCTGTTTGACAACAAGTTGATCATGTTGTCGTAATTAGATGCAACTAAACCTTGTGTATTTGATGAGTTAATGTTGTGGTAGAAATTAGCACCCGCTGCGAATGTACCTGTAGCACCACCAAAAGTACCTAATTGTGCTGCTGGTATATCGTCTACATATGCTGCTTTTGGTTTACCTTGTGAATCTAAATAATCTGGTGTAGTTATGTTTACTTGAGCTACACGAATATATTTTGAACGGTTCGGGAATGAGCCTTCAATTTCCAATTGGTTAGTTGATGAATTGTAGCTGTATGTTTGGTCACCAATTACTCTAGCGATGTATGTTGGTGCTTTTGGATCTAAGCTTACACCGTTGAATGACTCAAGGATTACTTTCTTGTTTTCTAAATCATTACCTTGGCGTACAAGTACGTTAAATGTACCAGATGCAGTGTTTGGTGAAGTGATTTGGAAATGAATATTGTCTGCGGTTCCGTTAATTAATACATCGTCTCCGTTTCTTACATCATTGTTCATGATTATACCCTCAGATATTGTTTCAAGTTGAAATAAGTTACGGCTGCTGCTTACAGCAATGTATCCTGGATCTACGTATCCGTCTGTTACAAATAATGCATTGTCGCCAACGAATGATGAAGTTGCTGGTGTAAATGTACCATTTGCTACTCTAGCTACAATTAATGATTTACCACCATAATTGAAATAGTTGTATGCAGTTATTGATGTAAGGTATGAATATACATCACTCCCACTTGTTAAAACATCGCCAAATATATTTTTATATTCTGAATATGATGTAACCACAGTTGGAATTTCTACGGGACCCTTAACTGTAGGTCCTATTATAGCCGCACCTGCTTGCACTGGCTGGCCAGTGAGGTATGTTTGATCTACCTCGTTTAATGTTACTCCTGGAGAAGTTGTGAAATTGCCCATGTTTATTTTTAGTTATAAATATTAATATGCTTATGTAAAGTCAAATTACTACCCACCTAGTGTAGCACTGCTTGGTAATATGTTGAATTCAAGTAAAATGAATTCTGCAGAGCGTGTTGGTTTAATGTATACCTGACCCACTAATTGATTATTGTCGATTACATCAGGTGTGTTATTTGTTTCGTCCATGATTACATCGAAATCGTCTAAACCTTGCTGCAACTGTACCTGGTTTAGGTATGAGTTAACTTGGGTTAAGAATCTATCGCGTGTGATTTGGTTGTTTTGTTCGAACACTAATGTGTTTGCAAATTGTCCGATAAAATTTTTCAATTCGATTAATAAACGTCTAACGTTTACTCTATCCAATGCGCTTGGTTTTTTCGATAACGTTTTCTGACCATAAACGGTCACCCCATATCCCGGAAATAACGTAATTGGGTTCACATTTGCTTTGTATAAATTATCGCGTACGGTTTGGGTAACTACTCTCTCAAGTGTATTCACAGTGGTAATTCTACCTCTATTTACACCAGCTGGAGCAAACCATGGTTTGGATACACGATCATTGGATGCGTATACGTTTGGAATGATAGTTGATGCAGGTACCCACACTGGTTTATTTTGGGCATTATTTAATTGGACCCATGGCCAATAAGTAGCGGCAAATGATGTATCGAGTAATTGAACGTTTGATACAACACCACCTACATTAGAGGCCATACCATATGGTGATGAATCAATTACCGCCATTGTGTCGTTTCGCTCTTGAACCATGTTGATTAACGATGTAACGGTCTGGGAATGGTTAGCATATATCAATCCAGGTGCAGTAATGTATTTGAATAAATATGCTTCTTTGTTTGCTAATAATTGTATTACATCATTGTATGACGATGTTGGTATACCCTGTGGTAAATCACCAGTTATTTTATCGTAATATTCACCTGGTGTGGATGGGATATTGCTTCCTTGAGCACCACCAAATGAGCCACTGGATGGGAATGGTAAACTTCCAGTGTATTCTGCTTTAGGTTTGTTTGAATTGTCTAAATAATTTGGGGTTGATGCAAGTACCTCTTTAACTCGTATGTAGCGAGATAAATTTGCGTAACTTCCTGTGGATGACAAATAATAGTCACCAGCATCGCTAGCAATATTTTGTGTTGAGTTACCAATGCGCTTCTCAATATAGTTGTTTGAATATGGATCTAGCGATAAATTATTGAATGTTTCGTATGGGGTTGGAGATGCTGTGAGGTCGTTTCCTGGTCTGACTCTCAATGTAAATGTACCTTTATCAATGTCTACTGATGGTATATCCCATCGAACATTGTCTACGGATCCGCTAACCAATGAGCCATTTAAGTTTTGTGGGCCAGCGTTGTTCATAATTACACCCTCAGATAACGTTTCAATAATGAACGCAGGTGATGATGAACCGGACTTGTTTATAGATGCGGTAGCAGGTGTAAATGAGCCACTTACAACGCGAGTAACTAATAAGGAACCACCTCCCTCGGCAGCGAAATAATTTTGAGCTGATATGGACGTAAAATATTCGTATGTTTGGGAACCACTTTCAAATACTTCACCGAAAATGTTTTGGTAATCTGAATATGTGGTAACTATTGTTGGTATGTTTACGGGTCCTTTAACGGTAGGGCCAATTATTGCTGCACCAGCTTGAAGTACTTGCTGGGTGATGAATGATTGGTCATTTTCATTTATGAGTATACCAGGAGATATTAAAGTTTCAGACATGGTTTAATGTATGGTTTTATTTAATTATAAATATGCGTAAATCACAAACCATTAGTTGGATGTGGTAAATTCACCTGTTGATGGATCAAGATTAATATCGCCATATTTGTTTGACAATAGCGTGTTGAATGCGTTTTCACGTTGGGTTAATTCAACCAATTGTGCTTTGGATTGTTCGTAACGTTCATTCAATTGAAGTCGCATGATCTCAATTTCCCCTAGTGCGAACACTAGGGTTTGAGTTTTTTCTTGTATGTCGCGAAGTGTGGATAGATCTTCTGCTGAGATGGATTTTTTTTCTGTAATTATTGACATGACTTTTATTGTTTTGAATATAAATATATATCTGGATTATGTAAGTGTAGTTTTTCTCCAATTTCCTCCTAAATATACATACAGATAGAAAACGCCTCCAACAATTGCTGGTACCATTTCACCTTCGGTGCCTATCCATGCTGGTGCTGCTGCTCGAGGTGCTACAACAATTGAATTGTTGTTGGTTACTTTAAATGCATCCAAGCGGGTTGAATCATCTGTTCCGTTTCCAACAATAAAACGGGATGTTGAATCGTTGTGGGTATTGTATCTTCCCACCACTGATTGTCCGGATGAACCAGACGCTACAGTTCCAATACCACCTGCATGTGCATAATCACCATGTGCCTTTGATAAGTAACCATGTGCAAATGAATATGAACCGGAGGCAAATGTTTCTCTACCTTCCGCATGTGAGTATATTCCAGATGAAGTAGTGGATAAACCCTCTGCATGCGAGCCAAATCCCATAGCTAATGTGAGTGAACCTTCAGCGTGTGAATAGTCGCCCATAGCGGTAGTTTGGTTACCTTCTGTGTGGGAGAAATTTCCACTGGATGTAGTTTGGTTACCTTCAGCATGGGATGCAGTATTGCTTGCAATAGTGTCGATTCCTTCAGCGTGTGAATATATTCCGCTAGCTATTGTGCGAACACCCTCAGCGTGTGAATAATTGGCGCTGGCTGTGGTTAGTACACCTTCAGCGTGGCTACCAAACCCCATGGCTAAGGTTAAAGCACCTTCAGCATGTGAATAATTATCCATAGCGGTAGTTTGGTTACCTTCAGCGTGGGATGCAGTGCCGAATGCTTTCGTGTCAATTCCTTCAGCGTGTGAATAGTCGCCGCTTGATGTAGCGTTAAGTCCTTCTGCATGTGAATATGGACCGGAGGAAAGAGATTGCCTACCTTCAGCGTGTGAATATATTCCGTTTGCTCGAGTTTGGAATCCTTCCGAGTGTGAACCTACACCGGTTGAAACAGAACCGTTTCCTTCCGCGTGTGAAAATGTTCCGATAGTTGTTACGCTAAATCCATTTGCTAACGTACCGCTTACATGCAAATGGGAGGTAGGTGTTTCTGTGTTTACACCAACATACCCTTTTGTACTGCCAGAACCCTGGATGTGTATGTCTGATTGCGATGTTGCTTGTTTTCCAGCGTAGAATCGAATGTAGTCTTCTTTGATACCCTCACCATAGTTGATGATATTCAAACCATTTACATAATTTGATGCATATACAAATGCGTCTCCGGATTTACCGTACCCCGGAAAAGATGCCTCGTCTACACCACGTACACCCTGTGAGAGTGTGTTTGGAAATGAACCGGAAAGTGCTGATATATCATTGCGAATTAACCCGTTTGATGAACCAGATAATTGCACTAACTGTCCTGCAGTGCCAGCACCATTGTGTGATAAGTATCCGCTAGTTCCAATTGATGTAAATGTACCGGCGGATAGTGTGGTAGAACCGGTTACGTTTAAAGAACCTGAAATCGATATATCATATGCCTCTATTCCCGTTAATGCATCCACTGACTGGGATACATGGTATGGGCGAATGGTGTTCAGCGATACTATGTCTGATTTGTCTAATTTTTTTGCCATGTCTTGTTTAATTAACTAATTAGTGGGTTGCAACTCAACACCACTATATCGTATGATGTAGTTGGTGTGTTTAGGTTAGTGTAGTATTGAATTAATTTACTCAATGCCTCCGTGCTATCCACCGCATCTACTATATGAGCATCTGTGGTGGAAATACGTTGGTTGGGTGTTTCGGTTTGGGTAACTGTTTTTTGAATATTTGCTATATATAACATACGGTTAGTTTATTTAATTGTTCGGGAAGAATCGCTCTACCAATACGCTAATGTTCCCACCATACGTGGTATTGCTTCGATATGCGGTTATTTTGTAGAATGGGTAATTCGGATCCAACCCAGCATGTACTGTTATTTCCAATCTGCTGTCTGAGCCTATTCCATTCGGGTAAATATCTGTGGTTACACTGGCCACTATTAAATCAGATGTTGCGTTAATTGATGGGGCAGTAGTACAAAATGCGTGTACCTGCACTCTACCAGATGCTGGATCTGTGTTGATGTCCATCTCGAAATCGTTTCCAGATGAATCGTACCCTAAATTAATGTAGTCATCTTGGTATACTGGTCGTGTAGTGGTTAAGTAACTAAATTGTTTGTATTTGGTTACAGGTATATTGTAGTCTTGTATAGATGAACCAGATGGTAACGTGATTTGAATGGATGACGATGTCTGTGCTAATGATGATGTGATGTGTAGCGAACCGGTTAAGTTTACTTTCTGAACTAACGAGTTAACGAACGATGCAGTGGATGCAAATGATGCGGATACTGCGTTAAGTACATACGAAGCGGTTGCCGCTTGGGTTGCATATGATGCAGTACCGAATAATGAACCGGTAATTCCACTCTGTACATTCAAGCTACCAGTGATTACTGTGGTTAATCCTGAATTAACTTGTAGTATTGGTGTAGATCCAGTCCATACTGTAAATAACGAGCCAGATACAGCATCTTCTACATCAAATAACACGCCATTTGAACCACTAACAGCAAATACGGTTGAGCCAGAATTGTATATGTTTACACTACCTGTCGCGTTAATTGAGCCAGATATGTTTACGGTTTGGTTTAACTGATTAACATATGATGCAGTGGAAGCAAATGAAGCGGATACCGCTTTAGTGGCATATGATGCGGTAGCGTTAAGTGTACCGGCTCCACTGTTGATGAATACGTTACTTCCGTTAATTGATATGGATGATTGGTATAGCGCTTTAACGTCAACTGGGGCAATACCTAATGTTTCGGCTATTGGTACATAGTATGTAGTTCCACCTTGAGTAGCACCAGTAATATATGGTGCTGCGGCA